GCTTTTGCCGTTACGCACCACCCCGTCAGTAGCTGAACAGGAGGGACAGCTGATAGAAACAGAAGCCACTGGAGCACCTCAAAAACACCATCATACACTAAATCAGTAAGTTGGCAGCATCACCCTCTGCACGTTGTTGAATACTTGTCATTTTCATCCACTTATTTCAGGCTTATGTAATTGGCGGTGATTCTACAGCAACTTGGATGCTTTAGCAGTTCGGACATTAGGCTACGAATGACCTGCCTAGAGGTTTGTTAAGACGCAAAGTGCTGGTGCTTTATGCCTGTGAAGTTTATAGTTGTGTACACATAACGAGTACACGAGGTGTTTATGCAATCCATTAACTTCCGTACCGCGCGCGGCAACCTTTCTGAAGTGCTCAACAATGTTGAGGCCGGGGAAGAGGTTGAAATCACCCGCAGAGGCCGTGAGCCAGCAGTAATTGTCAGCAAGGCTACTTTCGAAGCCTACAAAAAAGCGGCGCTGGATGCTGAATTTGCATCTCTGTTTGACACCCTGGACTCCACCAACAAGGAACTGGTTGACCGATAATGAGGCATATATCACCGGAAGAACTGATAGCGCTTCATGATGCGAATATAAGCCGCTACGGCGGCCTGCCTGGCATGTCAGATCCGGGCAGGGCAGAGGCCATTATCGGGAGAGTTCAGGCCAGAGTTGCCTACGAAGAGATCACCGACCTTTTCGAAGTCTCCGCCACCTACCTGGTGGCTACAGCGAGAGGGCATATATTCAATGATGCCAATAAGCGTGCCGCGCTAAACAGTGCGCTGTTATTTCTACGCCGTAACGGGGTGCAGGTATTTGATTCACCTGAACTGGCAGACCTTACCGTAGGGGCTGCGACCGGAGAGATATCTGTATCTTCTGTCGCCGACACGTTACGTAGATTGTATGGTTCCGCGGAGTAGATTAATGGCACGTAAATACAACAAATTGTCCCGTGAAGCGTTAAAGATGCTTCTTGATGGCGTGAGTCGCCGCGAGGTAAAGCAATACCTGGTTGGTAAGCAAATTGGTGCTAGGACCGCTATTGCTGTGTTATGCCGTCAGGAAATGGTTGTGCTTAAACAGAGAATGCCGGGCAGCAGATAAAGCCCAATCAGTGATGAAAGGTGTGATGTGAAAGCCGTAATTACTCCCTTTGTACAAAAAGAGCTTGGCGTCGCCACATTCAAAGTGGATCAGGAAGTCAGAAAGCTGGTGGAGGCTGGCCGTAAATTTATTATGGAGCCGGTGCCGCGTGAGTTAATCGAGCACATGGACGACGGCCTCGTTGTTTCCGAGCAAACTATGGCAACAAATGAGGCGTTGCAGCCGTTTTTTAACAGCGATGAACTGTTTCGCCGTATTGGTGGAATTGACACGCTGGTGGCGTGGTTGCGCAGGAAAGAGGGGCAATGCCAGGCCGCAGATCGTAGCTGGTGTGACAACCATATTGTCCACGCAGAACGAGACAATAGCGCGGTGTTGTTGTGCTGGCATCACGATAACCATTACCGGATGCGTGGTTTTAATGAGCTGAAAGAAACGCTGCATAATAATCGCGTTAACTGGATACTGGATGTCGCCCGTCAGGAAATGGGGCTTTCAGATGGCCATGATCTAAGTATTCAGGAACTGTGCTGGTGGGCTTTCATGCGCAACATGATGCACCGAATGCCGGAAGAAGTTTGCCGTATATCAATAAATAAGATGAAAGCCGCAACGCAGGATAGCGGACCTCTGAAAGAGGCGGATATTCGCCCGTATAACGATCGCGCTACAGCATATGTTCAGATGATGGAAGAACGCGCCGCGCCGATGCGTGCAAAAGTATGCCCTGTGGATGTTGACTCCGACCCTGGCATGGCGCATTTCAAAATACCAAAACTGCAATCGCTAAAATTACCTGAGTACATGGACTTTGTTGCTTCCCGTCCATGCTGTGGGTGTGGAGCGGCGGGAGCTGGCGCTCACATTACGCCTTATATCGTTCGTCATAGTCGATTATGCGCGCATGACATTTACGCAATTCCTCTGTGCCAGTCATGCCTGCGTGATATTGAGCGTGACCGCGATAATTGGGAGAAGACGCACGGTAGGCTGGCGATGCATCAACGATTGTTCTTTGATTACGCGCTTGGAGTCGGCGCTATCACAAGTTACTCGTCGAGCGTTATATAAAATTGCTCTAATGTATTGCTATTTCTTTAATCGATGGTATTATATTTCACGTTGATTAGTTGACATGGGCTAATCAGTAGGTGACAGGATGTTACTTAACTGGCAGGGACGCCACTTCATGGAAATAAATCACTCACGAATAACATCGTACGAGATTGCGGATTACATGATCCGCACTAAATCTCTTCTATCAGCGAAAGAACTCGCAGCAATTCTTGAAAAGGAATACCCGCATCTGGATGTCGATAACGCCAGCATTTATCAAAATGAAGCTGGCGGAGTACGGCGGGCGCGATAACCCTATGTACATGATTAAGGTATCAGTAGCTAAAGGGATCCTGATTGGGAATTTTGCAAAGGTTGTTGGACTTAAGCAAAACGCGCTGTTTGTCTGGTTACGGGAGAACGGCATCCTGATAGCGTCCGGTGGACGTAAAAATGTGCCGTTCCAGCAGTACATCAACGCGGGGTATTTCACGGTGAAAGAAGTGGTGCTGGATGATGAAGATGGCTACCAGATACGGTTGACGCCTCAATTAACGGGTAAAGGCCAGCAGTGGTTGACGCGTAAACTGCTCGATGCTGGCTTGTTAAAACCGGTGGCGGCTGAATAATGGAAGAATGCCCGGTTGATGCCGGGCATAATTTATTGCGCGCTTTCGGGGTTGTCGTTTACTGGCTGCCCCTTCTTAGTTTTACGGCTGCGCGTAACTGATGCGGCTGATTTGACCTTTTTCTCTTCGCGAGTGATGGCAATTTGTTTTTTTACATTTTCAATATCTGCCAGGCGATATATTTTTGCCTGGGGCCAGCGGTCGCAGATGATCGGTTCTATGGAGTCATATAGGCTAAATTTTGCTTTTTCGAATTCACCGTTGATGATAATTCCATCACGGAGAGTTTCATCGCAGATAAACACGCCACATAGTGGCACATGGTAACTCACTGATTTACCATCATTGTAGTTAGGGCTACTGGAAATGTAGTGGACGCGCAGCATTGTTTCGCTAAAGCCGTGTACGCGCATACGGAATTTTTCATCCTCCGGGTACTGCCTCATTAGCTCTTTTGTTGCTTCCAGGTTCTCTATGTATTTCGCACTGTGCTCATTGATCCCCGCGCTTTTTTGGATGCGAATGTCCTTATCAATCAGATGAATAATGCGGCCAGCGGTCATGTTGACGCTGTTTACAGCTTCTGTCTGATAAGTTGTAACCTTACGTACACCGCGAAGGATGTTAGGCACTGGATATAAAATAGTCTTTGGGATATTGAGGTCTGGGTACTGTTCCAGTTCCCGCGCCATTAAAGTCCATTTATCAATTTCAGCCTGAATGCTGTCCGTTTCTTTGAACGGCAGAACGACAACCGGGCGAACAGGACGACCGTCGCTGGCGGCATCAACGTGTTGGGCGCGTGCAACAGCTTTTTTTAGAAAGAGATCCCTGAAGCTGACGAACTCCTGGTACAGTTGTTCGCCGTAGACATAATTTATCATTGATCCTCCTCCAGAATTGACATGGTCAATAACGCCCGGCTGAGAAAACCGGTCATTACTGACCTATATTATAAAGTGATCAAACAAAAATAATAGATTTATTAGTGCATTTATTGTGAGTCTAACTGGTTAGTTGCCATGAGATATTCGATTGTGTCAGTGAGGTCATCCAGGTCGTCTTGGGTGATGCGGTACTCCTGATTGGATATCTTTGAGTAGTGTTCAGCAATGGCGCGGGCAGCGTCGGTTTCGGCAGGGTCTACAGATAAAGCGTTAGAGCAATGTCTAACGTCGTCGATGGTTGGTTGAATGAAAGCCATAATTATGCCTCACTGTATTGACAACACAGAGCCTGAAGCTCTGACCTACTGTTTCACCCATGATCCATGCTGGGGTAATCTAACAACATTGCGCTGTGTGTAAGATGAGCAATGCATAGCTGTAATGCCGTTGTATAAGGTTTCCCTGTTTGCTCATTTCCTTCTGAGCCGCTCTACAACGCTGAAGACACATTAAATAGTGAATCCAAAGTCGTATTACGTAACGGCGGCAAAACTATAATTTATTAGAGCAATTGCCAGACAACTATGAAAAACAATCCAGTTTTTAGCTGGTGGAGTGGGATTTTTCTCTCAAAATTTATTGCTCTAATAATTCTTGATTTTTGTGCATGGCTGGACGTAAACTCCTCTTCGGACCTGATAACTTCGTATAGCATACATTATACGAAGTTATCTTAAGGGTTATTGAACATGATCAATTTACCTGTAAATCCATACAGTTCAATACCTTATCAGGTCAAATAGTGATCACTTGATCATTTGATCAAGGTTGCGCTACGTAAAATCTGCGAAATGTTGGCGGTGTTAGTCCTACAGATTTCGCGTAGCGCACTTAGCACCACCAATCAATCAGAGGTGAAAAATGGGATATTCAGCTGCTAAAGTGTCCACTCATCTTGAGCTTGAGAAAAACCGTGGTTACTGGCGGGCAAAAGGGTTTGAGCGTGATAGTTACCAACTGTCATTATCTCGCGGTGAAGAGAAAATAGAACGCACGCGCGGTCGCTGGCGTTTCTATGACGAGAACCATAAACAGGTAAAGGCAGAGCCGATCCTGTACACTTTACTTAAAACCATTATCTGAGTGTTAAATGTCCAATTTACTGACCGTACACCAAAATTTGCCTGCATTACCGGTCGATGCAACGAGTGATGAGGTTCGCAAGAACCTGATGGACATGTTCAGGGATCGCCAGGCGTTTTCTGAGCATACATGGAAAATGCTTCTGTCCGTTTGCCGGTCGTGGGCGGCGTGGTGCAAGTTGAATAACCGGAAGTGGTTTCCCGCAGAACCTGAAGATGTTCGCGATTATCTTCTATATCTTCAGGCGCGCGGTCTGGCAGTGAAAACTATCCAGCAACATTTGGGCCAGCTAAATATGCTTCATCGTCGGTCCGGCCTGCCACGTCCAAGTGACAGCAATGCTGTTTCACTGGTCATGCGACGGATCCGAAAAGAAAACGTTGATGCCGGTGAGCGTGCAAAACAGGCGCTGGCGTTCGAACGCACTGATTTCGACCAGGTTCGTTCACTCATGGAAAATAGCGATCGCTGCCAGGATATACGTAATCTGGCATTTCTGGGGATTGCTTATAACACCCTGTTACGTATAGCCGAAATTTCCAGGATCAGGGTTAAAGATATCTCACGTACTGACGGTGGGAGAATGTTAATCCATATTGGCAGAACGAAAACGCTGGTTAGCACCGCTGGTGTAGAGAAGGCACTTAGCCTGGGGGTAACTAAACTGGTTGAGCGATGGATTTCTGTCTCTGGTGTAGCTGATGATCCGAATAACTACCTGTTTTGCCGCGTCAGAAAAAATGGTGTTGCCGCGCCAACATCCACCAGCCAGCTATCAACTCGCGCCCTGGAAGGGATTTTTGAAGCAACTCACCGATTGATTTACGGGGCAAAAGATGACTCTGGTCAGCGATACCTGGCCTGGTCTGGACATAGTGCCCGTGTCGGTGCCGCGCGAGATATGGCCCGCGCCGGAGTTTCAATACCGGAGATCATGCAAGCTGGTGGCTGGACCAACGTAAATATTGTCATGAACTACATTCGTAACCTGGATAGTGAAACGGGGGCTATGGTGCGCCTGCTGGAAGATGGCAATTAGCCGTTCATTTGCGCTTTATTGCTCTAATTATTTGATATTTATGGTGACGCATGCGGAAGGATTTCAAAATAGACGGAAAATATGTGGTGCTGTCTGTAAGCTCTCAAATTCAGTCACCATCTGTCATTGTCACCGTAAAGTTTAGCGATAGGATGCCTGATATCGACTCGATATCTGTTGCGTTCCCCGTTAAAAACATGCGGAGTGCTGAACATTTTGTGATGAATGCAACGGAGGAGGAAGCGCGGCGCGGGCTTACTAGAGTGATGGTGGAATTTGGCGAACTCCTGGGTAAGGTAAACAATGCCCTTTCAATCAGTTCAGCAAGATCCAAAGCGTTAACAGCTTCCATGATGAAATAAAAAAGCCTGGCAAGGAGCCAGGCTGCACAAAAGAGCGGGTTTGTATTCCGCACCAATCAATCAAGAAGGAGTATAGCACACAGGTACTGAAGTGAAAAAATGTGATTCGCGAGAAACAAAATATCTACTATTGCTCTAATTGATTGCTATAATTTAGCCGCAGTTTTTGTCAACTACGAAGACGTTGCCATTACTTCACTCCTTGACATCATAGGCGGCCATTAGGCCGCCTTTTTTTGACCATATGAAAACAATCGAACAAAAACTTGAACAGCGCCGCGAGTGGCAGAAGGCAGCCAGAGAACGAGCGATCGCTCGGCAACGGGAAAAGTTGGCTGACCCCGCCTGGCGAGAATCGCAATATCAGAAAATGCGGGATTCTATCGACCGCCGTATCGCTAAACAGAAAGAGTGCCCACCAGCCAGCAAAACGCGGAAAAGTGCGGTAAAAATAAAATCTCGTGGCTTGAAGGGACGAACACCGACGGCAGAGGAACGGCACATAGCCAATGCTCTTGGCGCTCTCCCCTGCATTGCGTGCTATATGCATGGAGTAATATCTGAAGAGGTGTCTCTGCACCATATTTCCGGTCGTACCGCGCCTGGTTGTCACAAAAAGCAATTGCCACTTTGTAGATGGCACCACCAGCATGCAGCACCGGCTGAAGTAAGAGCAAAATACCCCTGGCTGGTCCCTGTTCATGCCGATGGAGTGGTTGGAGGCAAGAAAGAATTCACCCTGCTGAACAAGTCAGAGATGGAGTTACTGGCTGACGCCTATGAGATGGAAACTTTATTAGTCTAATATATTTATTATTTCTGTTTTTATTAAAACTGAGTTTCTCTGTTATTATCGAGAGTAGTTCTTCGTATATGGAGCATAAGCCAAATATGACAACGCACAAAATCCCAAAAAAATTTTGGGACAAAAAGATGGTTGAATGGCCATGTCCTAATTGCGGGCAAAAAACCCTGAGAATTTTAGACGAATCTTTCATCTGTAAGGACACTGCTGAAACTATCAAAATGCAGGCTGAGGAATGGTTTGACTTAGAGTATACAAGCTCGGTATTCAGTTGCATGTCACAGTGCGTAAGACCTCAATGTAAGGAGGTAGTGGCATGCACAGGCAGAAGTGGTCTAGAAGAAGATTGGGCCGAGCATACAGGACTTTATTACTATCGCTGGTATGAACCATTAAGTTTTACTCCTGGGTTAAAGCTCTTTCTTATCCCGAACATGTGCCCTGAAGACATAGCCTTGCCTATAAACACCTCGTTTGCACTAAGCACAATCCATCCAGGTGCCGCTGCAAATCTAATAAGAACATCTGTAGAACGATTACTTACAGCTATCGGGGTAACGGAAACAAACGAAAAAGGGAATAGAATTAACCTCCATAATAGGATTGAGATGATCCCTAGTGAACATTCTGGCTTTAAAAGCCTGTTATTTGCGATTAAGTTTCTTGGAAATGCGGGTAGCCACCGCTATGAAAACGTTACCGCTGATGACTTGGATAACTCATACGAGATCATGAATTTTATTCTAAGAGATTTATATTCGGATAATCGCAAAAAGGTTAGTGAGTTAGCTAATAATCTAGACAAAAAATTTAATCCTCAAAAACAAAAAGGTTGACATCTGACAAGTGACTTCAGTCAGAATCATCACACGCCCGGTACGGATGGATCCCTTTTCAAATATTCCATGGACGGCACAGTCTGAGTACCGGGCGCTACCTTCCGTTGTATTGCTAAGCCGCCGCTGGTGGCTTTCTTTTTTGTAGGGGCGCTATGGATAAGAAAATATGCGTTGTTTCAATGAGCGTCGGCAAACCGGCGTCAATGACTGCTGCATGGATCAATAATGAGCTGATAATGGCTGAGCGGACCAGCTACCCTGAACGCCGCCGCGATATGGAACTCCAGCTGCTGCGCGAATTGCGAGAAAAAGAGGAAAAGAGTTTTATCGTGCTGGTGGAAGAGGAAAACAGCTTTATTACGGGTCGAGTTGGCCAGCGTGTAAGGTTGCGCGATCCCTTCATGAACGGCAGGCCGGTACTAATTGAAGCAATGCAGATTTACAAGGAGCTGGAACGCCAGAAAGCAATCAAGTTACCGCGCAAGGAATCCGGCAAATACATCCTCCACCAAAGCATCTTCGATTCCGAACACGATAAAAAAGGCGATGAATTTTTCAACATCAACTGGAGCGAAATAACGACAGAGCATGTTCTGACGTTACTATGTTGCTTTGTGACGGAATACAACAACGTTGCCAGCGCCGACTACATCAGGGCAATGGCTGGAGAAGTTGAGGCCCGCCAAGAACCATCGTTACTAAGTCCACTGATTAACATAATTCTGGGCACCCAGATACTGGAACAAAAAAAAGTGCCGAAAGGGGTATTAACAGGCAAGCATAATTATTTTTAACAATTATATACAGTAATTTTGTGGTTACATTCTCCATTGATTTTCTAACCGCTTTATCATTAGATGTAACAGCATGTAAATCATTTAAAATGGATGAAAGCAATGGGGAATGAAGTTTATCAAAGTCAAAAATGCAAGTTGAAATATTCAAAATCTCAAATTGATAGGGCTGCTCAATTGATAAGGCACGGGTGTAGTGACGAAGAAAGGCAGCAATCTATTGAAATGATACAAAATTTCCGTGAGCTGCATCTTTATCCATTAATGCTCATGAAAAATCATTTAGCAAGAGCAGCTGCTAAGGTTGACAAAGACAAAAAGATTCTCGTTGCAAGAAGACTTAAGCGACTTTCTACCATAATAGATAAACTAGAGCGTCCTAGTCTTGATGGAGGCAGAACTAGCAATGCAATTAAATTAACACGGATGCAGGACGTTGGCGGATGTAGGGCCATTGTCAGAAACTTAGACCAGTTGATACAGCTAAAGGAACGTCTTTTAAAAAGCAAATCTGTTCATAGGATTGTTAAAGAGTATGATTATCTTACTCCCAAAGACAGCGGCTATAGTGGAATCCACCTTGCATACAGTTGCTTCGATCAGAAAGAGGATCAATATCCGTGGCGAAAAACAAAGATTGAGATACAGTTAAGAACTCAATTGCAGCATGCTTGGGCTACTAGCCTTGAAATAATTGATACCCTTGAAGGTATCAAGCTGAAAACTTCAAGTGAAGGGCATCCAGAATGGAGACGATTTTTCTATCTAGCCGGATGTCTTGTAGCGCACGACGAAAAAGCCTGCACTCTTGATGAGCTAGTTGTATCTCAGTATGAAGGCGAGCTTAAAGAGCTGGAACGGACTTTATCTGTACGGAGGAAACTAAGCACATACACCATCGCCGGTAGTGACTCCAACTTACTGATAGTGTTTTATGTTCAGATAATGCCCGATGACCTTGTCATGCAGCTCCACCGATTTTGAGAACGACAGTGACTTCCGTCCCAGCCTTGCCAGATGTTGTCTCAGATTCAGATTATGTCGCTCAATGCGCTGAGTGTAACGCTTGCTGATAACGTGCAGCTTTCCCTTCAGGCGTGATTCATACAGCGGCCAGCCATCCGTCATCCATACCACGACCTCAAAGGCCGACAGCAGGCTCAGAAGACGCGCCAGTGTGGCCAGAGTGCGTTCACCGAAAACGTGCGCCACAACTAGTCCTCCGTATCCTGTCATA